TTGAGAATTTCTTCCTCATGATATTTGTAAAAGTGTGCTCTTTTTGGTTCATAAAAATCTTGATCCATTTCTGTTTCTTCTGTTACTTGTAATGACATTCCATCGTCATAGGTTGTAAAATGATGTGCTCTTTGATCATCCACATCTGCTATGTATTGGTCATAGTAATTACTTTCATAATCAAGTCCGTCATCTGTTGATATCTCTGGTGGCCATGGACTACCAGGTGTCCATTCATATCCACCAGATTCTTCAATTTCTTTTTGAAGTTTTTCGTAGTATGCGTCGTCTTTCACAATAGGATACTCCTCATCAAATGTGCCACCTAATATAGATGCTGCTAAACTCCATGCATTAACCATAGGTAAATAGGAAATCGTTTACGAGACTCTCTGCCTTTTCTTCTCCAAACTTACCCTTCAGATATCCTGATACTGGATCAAGTTTAGTCATGTATGCATCAAAGTCTTTATATGAACTGGTATCGGTTCCAGTCGGTTTCTCTAATTCTACCATCTCTTTGTACTTTGTCAAGTATTTGGTAAACATATCAAGATGTTCATCTACCTCACTCATTGTACACTTTGCAATATAAACGTTTTCAGAGAAATGATTACCAGGTTCAAAGAAACGATAATCTCCTTTACTCTTTGGTAATTCATCAACAGAAAACAAATAATTTTCTACAGGATGTTGAAAGTCAAAGACAATAATGACTTTCTTATCAAAGAATCCCATAAGATCCATACCAAAACATGGAAGATTACTGCCTGTTTTAGGATAGATGATGTTGTTGTATATGCTAGACTTTTCATTCCAAATCTCAACTACTCTTGATTTAATGACATAATCATGTTTGTATACTTTTGCGGAAAGAACAGTACCTTTGGATTCCCAATTTGCCCAAGGATAGGCAAACTCTAGATCAAAGGTATCATGTAGTGCTTTCTTGTAATTACCCCAAAGATTCATCTGTTTAAAAATAAAATAAGACCACGAGTAAACATGAGTCCGAATATGACTAGATAAACCCATAGTACTGTCATACTAATTCGGTTTTCTAGATTACCCCTCATGAAACCTTTATAAGGTTTTTCCTCATAAAGGTCATAATACTTTTTATACGGTTTCATTCTTTTCTGGCATCTCGAACTCTGCATCTACTTTATCATACAATTCCAAGAATGATTGCTTTGTTTCATCATCGAAACGATTGATACAAGTTTGAATTGATTTACCTTTGTTGTTAAAGATAGCATATGCATTTAGTATGTGAACTAAACGACGAGTACTAATGATCTCTTCAATACCACCATCATAGAATGTCTTACGTATGATGTCTGCCCAATCTACAAGTCTGCCACAGAAATCAGCATCATTGACATTTAAAACTTTTGATACATTAAGAAGAATCTTTTTCTCATTTGTTGTTGAAGGATATGCTTGCTCAAATGTTACAGGGAATCTTTCAAGGAATGCTTCATTCAAAACATTAGTTCCAATAAAACGTCCATCCTCTGAACCTTTACCTTTTGTATTTGCAGTTGCAACTACATTGAATCCTTTAGCAGGTCTCACATATCTACCAATCTTCTTTAAGAATACACCTTTACCTTCAAGAACAGATTGTAAACATAGAATCTTATTAGATGCAAGATCAATCTCATCTAAAAGAAGGACAGCTCCCCTCTCCAAAGCCTCCACAACGGGACCGTTATGCCAGACAGTTTCACCATTAACCAAACGAAAACCACCAATAAGATCATCTTCATCAGTTTCGATTGTAATGTTGACACGAATGATTTCCCGATTGAGTTGAGCACATGCTTGCTCTACACTAAATGTCTTACCATTACCAGAAAGACCAGTTACGAAAATAGGATAGAATAATTTAGATTGTAGAATTTTTTTGATGTCAGGAAAACTTCCAAACTTAACAAATGTATCATCCTTTTCTGGTACTAAATTTTTTTCAGATACTTCTGCTGCAGGAGATTGGAATGTTCTTTCAATCTGTTCCACATCTTTTTGTGTAACCTCAAGATTCCATTTACCTTTTGATACTTTGTATTTTTGAAGTTTCTTTGTAACTGTTTGATAAGTAATATCATTCATTGCAACAAATGCTTTGATATCTGCTGCGGTGAATTCTGAACCGTAGAGAGATTTTAACTTATCGATAATTTGATTTTCTGTCATTTTAACAGTGAATGGCACGTAAGACATGATGTAGTGATTTATTTATGTACTAATTATAGTACAAAAAAAGGGTCTGTGAAGACCCTATGTGACACTAATTTAACTGTCTATTCTAATGCCCAATCTAATGCTTTTTTAGCGGTAGAAACCATTTTGATTTTATTATAATTTCTTGCGTATGGAACAGTAATATGATATCCAAGTAAATCTCCTTCTGGATCATCAGGAATACCAACTGGTTGTACAAAAAATATACCTGCATGGGCAACACACTTCCACCCAATATCTACAAATCCAAGGTCTCGTAAAGCACATTCTAATTTAAGAGAATAGCAACCTTCTTGTAGATTCATACGGTATACCGAACAATATATTATATAGTATATTAATTATATACTTTCAATATATTGAATATGATCTTCTAATTGTTTGATTAGTTTACCTTTGCCCTGTCTTCTGTCAAGTTCGATTCCTATGGTACGACCATAATCCTCTAATTCAACTTTTGACATGTCACCAAACGCTTTAGTATCCTCTACAGGTTCATATGAGGAAGGTGCTGTATCAACTACAGTTTCTGAAGTACCTCCCAATAAATCTCCAAATCTACTCATTTTTTTAATTCGTACAACTTAATTATTTATAAATGTGCCAACGACAGATTGTTTTATCATCATTTAAATCAGATACCACTGTCTGATTGTTAAAATTATATTCAATAAAATGAATATTTCCTGCACATATTATTCTATTAAAATTATCATGATCTAGTTTATCAACACCATGTACTGCCCATGATGGCCATGCTATAAAATCTCCAGTACTTTGATCTGGATAAGTTTTATTGTTATTTGAATCTTGAAAATAAAAACATTTTTGATCTGAAACATTTACAAAGTGAACCCATGATATAGATTCCATACCAACAAAATGAGAATGTGGATTATGAGAATCTGTATTTGAATTATTCATTTGCATCCATACAGTATATTGATATCTTGATATATGTTGTAAACCCAAATCGGTCATCATATTACTTATTATATTTCCATAAAATGGAACTAATTTACCAAAGATATCTAAATTATTCTCATCGTAAAACGTTGTATAGAATTTATTTTTATTTTTATGATTAGATTGAATGGACTCTAACATTTCTGTGTAAAGTCCATCTGATAGAGATTGGTTTGTTCTCCAGATTATCATGCAATCAACTCCACAAACTCACCAAGAATCTTTTTATTCATCTTTTTACTATTGAGAGATTTTTTGAATGCCTGTTTGATTTGAGATTTAGTAGCATCTTCCTTTACTTCAAACTCTGCATCATTATCTAAAGCAGATGATGATAATCCAAAGTAAGTATCATAACCAATACCTTTGATTGAGAATGCTTTTTGCTTTCTCCAAATACCCATATACTTACTAATTAGTTCTTCATTATATGAAAGATAAGTACGAAGGAAATAACTTGCATCACGAGATGCGAGTATACGAATACCAATAAAATTAGTAGATGGGAAATTATCTCTTAAATTACGAAGTAATACCATAGTTGTATCATGATAGTAATCACCTTTATGAAGATAAGTTCTACCAGTCTTACGATCTCTCAAGTATGAATTAGAAGGAATTGAGTTGTGTCCATAGTATGGACAATCATCCCATGATCTTTGTATAGTTTTATGATATGTAAGATGATTTGATTCACCATCAGTTAGAACAACACATTGAACCTTTTCAACTTTGTTTTTAGATTTGAAATCTGGAATCAATTGATGAAGTGCAATCATTGCTTCATTCAAAGGTGTACCTGATAAATTGAATCCAATGGGAATACTATACTTTGTACGAAAAGCTCCGAAACTACTTGCAATTCTCCAAATATTCTTCATTTGATGATCCAACTCTTTACCTCTGACTTTACTTGTGAATAGATTCAATAGTGAAACTTTTGGATCAAACATAGCAAGATTATCTTTTGGAGTGTATGAATATTTTTCAACACCATCTAAATGAAGACTTTCATTTGGATAATCTTGAGTGAATGCATAAACCTCAAAAGGTATTTGAACTTTCTTACAAAACCAAAGAAGATTGTATAACTGTTTGATAGTATCAAGCATTACATGACTCATTGAACCTGACCAATCAAGAATGAATATTAGTCCATGATTCTTACCCTCTGGTAAAACTGTAACTTTTTTGAATAAATCTTCACTAAATTTATAAGTATGAAGTTTAGATGTATCAAGAACACCTGTACGACTTGTAGTAGCACGAGCATATGCTGCTGCAGATTTCTTACACTCAAACTCTTTAACAAGATAGTTTACTTCTTTCTGTGCAGACTTTTTGAATTTAGCAAAAGTAGCATCAGAATCAACTGTTCTGTAATAATTAAAAGATGATTCTCTGTAGTAATCAAAATCTGGATATTTAAGTTTTTGTTCTTTTACCATTTCTTCAAACCTAACTTCATCTTCTGCAAATTGATCATCACATGTTGAATGAATTATATCATTCTTAATTACAACTTTATTCAAATTAACTTTAGGAAGTTCCCAATATAGAGTTTCTCTAACGTGTGTTTGTGCCAAGTCTTTAAGTGCTTTCTCAAGAGATTCTGCAGTTTCAACATCAAGAGTATTTTCAGATCCACCAGATTGTTGTTGAGTAACTTCATTCTCACCTTCCTCTTTTTGAGGTTCATTCATATCTGATTTAACTTGTCCTTCTTCCTCTCCATCTTCATCACTATCTACTGTTTCATATCCACTACTCTCAACATCATCACTATGTTCTCCTTGTGTTTGTCCTAGTTCTTCTTTCTCTTGTTGTTTCTTCTCTTCTAGTTTTTGTTTACAGTATTTGAATAATGCTTCAGCAGCATCAAGAACATCATCAAAGGTTTCTGCCTTTTCAACTTGACTACGATAGATCTCTTCTTCAACAGTGAATTGAATATCTACAAAATTACCAATCTTAAAATATAAATTAATTTTATCTGCAAGATTCATTTCATCAAGATCTCTACCTTCAATACTAAAGAAATCTTTATCTGATAATTCATGGTATCCATTGTAAAATGTTTTTGCTATACCTGCATACTTACGCTTCATTAACTTCTCTACACGAGCATCTTCAACTATGTTTACAAAGTTAGGAGAAATCTCACGGTCTTTGTACCATTCAGTATTTGGAGTAAAGAGTGCATGAGATACCTCATGACCCACGAGCATATCATATACATTCTCACTTGCATCCCATACTGGAAGTGTTAGTACACGACTCTGTACATTGAATGATGCTGTTTCAACTGGTTTATGTTCTACAATAAGATCTTCTGTAGCAAGAAGTCTTGCGAGTTGTGATTTGATTTCGTTTAAGGTAGTAGTCATGAATCTTTATCTGATATACCTATAATAACAACGAAACCGCCTCGATGGGCGGTCTAGTAGACACTTTATCAACTGTCCACGTCGTTTCTTTGCTTGTCTTAATGCTTGTGGTTTAAGATGGCGTTTCTGTTCCTTCTTGGAATGATGCTGCCAGTTAGGAACTCTCATCGGTCTTAACGGTATCAAGAATATTTATAGTTGGCATCCATCCAAGTTCACGTAACTTTGAGTTATCAGCACATGTAATATCTCTTTCACCTGGTGTATCTTCCTTAATAGGTAAATGACCCATTCCCATTTTCATAGCAAGATCAATGACCGCAACTGGATCACCAGTGCCAACATCTAATACACCAGTATAACTGCTAGGAATCAAAGTTGCAATGGCATATACAATATCATCAACATGAATCCAATCTCTTTTATGTCTTGTAAGATAAGTGGCAGTTTTATCTTCTAGCATACGATATAACATATCAGTACGACTTACCTTCTCTGCATATACATTAAAGAATCTCATACCGACACTATTTGGTGGTGCTTGTATTTCATTTACTTTCTTTGTAATACCATATGCATTGATCCACCATTCATACACAGATGCGGAACTTGCATACAAACATCGAACATTATTTTCTCTACAATATTCAAATATAGGTTTAGATTTCTCTACATTATTTTCCCAGAATAAATCTGGATTTTCAATCGCCTCACGTATTGCAGCATTCGCAGCAAGATGTATGACTACATCATAGATTTTATCTGTTTTAAAATCTCCAAGATCATCTGGTTTATCATAACCATCAACTTCATCTCCTGCATCTTTGAAGTAATTATAGACATGACTTCCAATAAATCCTTTATGTCCTGTTACTAAAATTTTCATTTCACAATCCTACTGAATCCTTTTACTTTATCAAACTTAATACAGTTGTCAAACTTATCATGAAGTTCTGTTTTATGAGATATGACAAATATATTTGCATCTTTTACAATATAGCGAATTATTTTTAAAAATTCATCTACACCAAACCCATCAAGAGATGAATCAAATACCTCATCCATAATTAATAGATTAGTATTCACAGAGTTTTTAACTCTTGCAACTTCTCTCCATGTGAAGAGTAATGCCAAGTCAATACGCATTTTCTCACCTTCACTGAATGAAGAATAAGAAAAGTCTTCATGTATTGGTGACTTTACAGTTTCTGTGAACTCCTCATTCAAAGTAAAATTAATATAGAAATCCATCAACTGTAGGTAGCGATTTACCTGTTGATTAATAAATGGTAAATACTTTTTAATTATTTTAGTCTTGACTCCATCATCTTTTAGTAATGAATATGCAAAATCATAGTGTGCGATATCTTGTCCACGATCTGATAATTCATCGACTGTTTTATGGAGACTACTTTTAAACTCTACTAACTTCTCATTTTCAGTATTTCTGTTTTTAATTCTTTCGGTAATTGTTTGAATTTCTGATTCAAGTTCCCTGACTTGTTTTTGGTTGAAAGATACACGAGTGTTGTTTTGAGAAATTTCATGAGTGAGTTTAGTAATCTCCTTTGATAGTTTAGTGAATTGACGTTCCTTTTCCTTTTCAGAATCTATAGTTTTTTTGAGGTCTTCATAACCTCTCTTGAGTTCTTTTGCCTTGGATTCAACGTCATTAATTCTATTTAAACGAAAGGATTCTTCTATGGGTTGGGTACATGTAGGACATGATACATTATCGGTAAAGAACTTATGTTCTTTCGTAATGGTAGATACTTTTTGAGATATTTTACCTTTCAGATTGTTAAGTTTCGCTAATTTTTCTCCTGATCCTGTCAGTTTTTCCTGATCACTGATGAGACCAGAAACAATATCTTCTTTATCAGTATTCGCTAATAGGTAATCATCAGATTCCTTGATAAGTAGATTAATTTTATTCTTATTTAAATCAATTGTATTCTTACTTTGCTCTTTAATTTCTTTAATAAAATTATTTTGCATCTCAATTTTATCTTTATAATTGTCCTTCTTTAAGGTAAGAGATCTAATTTGTTCTCTCTTTTCTCTCATTCTTTCTTTAATTAAATTATTCATTGCAGAAAAAATACGTATGTCTAGTAGATCCTCAATCACATCTCTACGAACTGAACTTGATAGTTGCATGAATGGCACAAATGTACTACTACCCAAGATTACAATTTGAGTAAAAGATTTATAATTGACTTTTAATATATTTTCTTCTAATAATTTTTGATTGACTCGATCATCTGATTGCTTATGAAGAGGATTTCCATTAACTTCAATATCAAATTTATTTGGTTTGATTGATCTTCTTACCAAATAATCACGACTATTCACAGTAAATTCAATTTCAACACAACAATCTTTTTCATTGACTGTGTTGATCAATTGTAATTTATTGATTTTACGAAATGGTTTATTGAAGAGTACAAATGTCAAAGCATCCAACATAGTGGATTTTCCAGCACCATTTGTTCCAATAACGATGTTAGTGTGACACTCTTGAAAATTTACTTCTGTCCAATGATCTCCTGTTGAGAGAAAATTCTTCCACTTAATCTTTTTGAAGGTTAGCATTTTTTGGCGGTATTACGATATCGTTGGGTGTAATTACTGCATATTTGTAATTATACCTCTTACAAGTCAGAAATGCAAGCTCATCGTCAACTTCTATTACATCCATCTTTTTGATCTGATGTTCATCGTCATTCAACTGCATTGCATAGCGGGTTGCATCATCCTCCTCTTCAAAGAGAAATAAGACTTTATCTCCTTGATGATCTTGGACAGCATATGCTCCCTCTTCTTTTTTGTCTTGTAATGTCAAGAGAAACACTACTCTACCTCGCAAGCTTGACGATATAAATCTTGGAAGATACCTTTAATAATATTTTTATCAAGATCAAATTCTGACTCATCAATATAGCGATTTAACAAAGATATTGTATTTTCATCTTCATCCATCTCAAAATTTTCACCTTCAATTAATTCAAAGTTTTCAATAATTTTAAGATCTTGAATTCCAGTTGTATATAACTTATCAATAAACTTTTGAAATTGTTTTGGATTTGTTTTCTTACGAACAATAACCTTAACTATTTTGTTTTCATATTGTGTTGAATCAAAGGTCTGATGTGGGGTATCTTCATAATAGACGTTATAGAACAATTTATAAGGATTATCAACTGGAGTATGGATGAGGGTATCCGTATCAAATATATGAAATCCCCTAGTATCATTGACATCATTCCAGTACATTTCATATGGATTTCCAAGATAATATATCTTTCCATCAGTAGATCGAGTATGAAAATGTCCAGAGTAAACAGCATTGAACTTACTAAAGACATCTGTATCCATACCATCTTCCATCATATGACCACGAGTTGCCTTGAAACCATTGATCTCAAGATGACCCATTACAATTTTAGATTGTGATTTTTGAATTGCTTCTAAACTTTCACTGTAATTTTCAGAATTAATCCAAGGTAAAAGAAGAATATCTAATCCACCAATATTGATTTCAGTCGCTTTTGAATACGTAGATATGTTTGAATAATCATTTAATAAGAGTTCTGGTGAGTTTACATGATTTGTATTTTTGTAATAACAATCATGATTACCTGTGACTGCATGTACTTTATACTTCCTCATAGGTTCAAATACAACCTCCTTCGACCACTCTAAACTCTGATAGTCAATTGATTTACGACTATCAAATACATCACCCATATGAATAATGGTATCAATATTTTCTCTTTCTAGAGTAGGAAAGAAAATATTATCATAGAACAACTGAAAATAGTTGTGAAGGTGTGTTGATCCTTTACGAGCACCGTAGTGAGTGTCTGTAATAATTGCTATCTTCATTTCTTTTTCTTTGGATAATATTGAAAACCTTCTGTTACTTCATTAAGTTCAGAAAGTCTAAACGTAATCATTTTATCCCAAGGGGTATGACTATCCATCAGAACCGCAGCCTTACGACCTTGTATTCTTTGAACACATCCAACATACCCTCTGTATATTGAATTTTCATCAATTACTTTTACTGTAGAACCTGGTAAGATCATCTATTACTTGATTTGTATTGTATGTTATCTTTAATTGTGTTATATTCTGAACTATCTCCAGAAAGTGAGTTGTCATCAACTTTCATAACTTCATCAAATCCACTTCGTTCTATAATCTTTGTCTTAATATCTAATTGCTTCTTTTCTTTTTGAATCCTACGGAGAAAAGCATAGTGGATAATTTGAGTGAAGTAAGCAAATGGATTTTTAGACTTCGCTGGATCAAAGTTATGAATATATTGTACGCAGTTTTCAATTCCATCTGATATCATATCATCACGGAACATGTAATTTACAAAGTTAGGTTTATATGATAGGTGTGTTGCAATCTTAAGAAAACAAGATCCAAGGTAGTTGGTAATTCTAGGTTTTGGTAATTCTTTCTCTTTTGCAATAGCAACTTTCTCTCTATAAACAATTAATGCTTGTAAGAGTTCTTTGTTGTTTACATAGTGTTCGGACTTCTTCTTTGGCATGGCATTGCTTTTCCCCGTGTATACTATATTTAATTATAGCATATTTTTACAGCTTGACAAGTGGGTCAAATATATGTACAATAACTCTGTAAGGGTTCAGAGGACAGATATAGCTAGCTTTCTTTAATATTATTGTATATACCTTCAAGATACTTACGTGCATCATCTACGGTTGACAGGTATCCCATTGAAGTCGAGAGTCCGACCTGACCGTTTTCTGATGGAAAAATTATATCATCATCAGTATCATTTACATATTGTTCATAAATTGTTATAAGTTTTTCGTCATGCGTCTCTGTCATTGTAATAATTTTGTCATAATTAATTACAAATATATCTTGATCTGATAGTTCTAACCAAGGTTTTACTTTTATTAGCGATTTTACTAATCCACCATGACTCATATACTTCATGGTTACAGGATTGTTTAATATTATAACTGGTTGATCTTCAGATTCGTCCACGCAAACCATCGCAAGGATCTCTTCCCCAGAAGTTAACTTAATAATAGCGTAGAATTCCTCTCCCATTAGTTTTTCAGTGGTATGTTAACTATATCATAATTGAAATTCTCTTGGTTGTAAACCTTGATTCTTTCAATTAGATGGTTTAATGTGTAATTCTTTCTTGATTTATAAGAAATGTCATCAGCAATATCATATAGAGTTGCCTTCGATTTTCTATCTCCTTTACGGAGGACTCTACCGATTGACTGAAGATTACGAATTCTAGATTTGGAGGGTGATGCAAATATTACATTGTGAAGATTCTTAATGTTAATTCCAGTTGAGAAGGTGCCGTAAGAGGCAACGATAATAGCATTAGATTCATTCTCGGTGATTGCACGAACTTGTTCTCTGTTTTGAGTTTCCACCCCGCCATGTATAAAAAATACTTGACGATCATCAGATTTACTATTATTTATTAAATCAAAAAGTGGTTGACCGTGCCCTTCTACCCTTGCATATAGGATCAAAGTATTACCTTTTAAATCCAAGGCAAGATTTTTAATAAAGTTATTTCGACGATCATGACTGATAATATATTGTATTTCTTCTTCAAAGGTTTCAAATTTATTTGGTGAGTGTTTCAATAGCAGTATATTAATATTTAATTTTGCCAGATGACCTTTTTTCATAAGTTCATCTGTTTTTATTATTTTATATGAAGCACCAAACAATCCCTCCAAAACCCACTTGTGCGTTTGAGTTCCGTCAAGTGTGCCAGTAAATCCAAACCGATATTTGGCATTATCAAGTTTCGACATTATAGATATTAATGACTTTGATTTAAACTGGTGAGCTTCGTCCCCAACCACAACAGAGAATCTCTCAAAATATTTTCGGGGAAGTTTGTAGATTGATTGCCAAGTAGTAATAATGACTTGAGAGTCCGTCTCTCTTTCTTTTCCTGCGTATATCTTGTGGCAAAATGAACCTACATCCCAACCATAGTCTGCAAAATCTTTATACATCTGTTCTACTAACGAAGTCGTCGGAACGA